CTGGCTACATCTTTTTTGAGGTATTTTAGGCAGTTGCAAACTGGAGTGGTTACCATTCATATTATCCCAGTAGACCTTAGAAAGTATCTCTGGGCCGTGTGTAAGCAGTGCCGTAGGCCAACAAAAATGATGATTAAATTATCAATGAACAGTAACAATATAGTGTAACAAATGTAACAAGTGCAACACCTAATTTGAATTGACATAATATATTATAGTTTCACGACCAGAGAACCGACCAGAGCAACAGTTAAAAAGTAAGTCTAGATCGGCTCAGTTAGTGCCGTACTTTTCGCAGATCGACACCAGATTAATCCAGAGCCGTCTATGTAAGACTGTGAGTTTCTCTCGATAACTTGGTGCAGTGTGTCAGCAGTGTGTCATTTGATCTGGGGAAGTCGATTGCTGATCTAATTTAAAGGTGTCCGGTCACCCCCCGAGGCTAGGTGGTGATACTACGTATCACCTATCCATTTTACACGCTCCGAGTTTTAACGTCACTTTTAGCTTACATAGTATTGGATAAATTGTTACTATAGTTACATATGGACAATGTAGTATTTAAACCACATCCCGGTCCTCAAACTGAGGCATTGCAAAGATCAGAGAAAGAAATCTTATATGGTGGTGCAAGAGGGGGCGGTAAATCTACTGCTATGACGGCTTGGATGGTTGAACCACATTATATTGATAATCCATTGTATCGGGGCCTAGTTATTAGAAGAAACTACACTGATCTAAGAGATTGGATTGATAATGCTAGACATATGTGGAGATATCTTGATGTTAAGGTTGTCGGTAATCCGGCTGAATTTAGATTCCCTAGTGGTGCTAAAATAAGGACTGGTCACCTTTCTGATGAGAATAGTTGGTCCGCATTCTTAGGTCACGAATATCAAAAAATGGGAATTGAGGAGCTCACTCTTCTTGATACTGAAGAAAAATATTTGAGGCTTATATCTAGTGCTCGAACAACAATTCCAGAATTAAAAGTACAAATCTTCTGTACTACTAATCCGGGTGGTCCCGGTCATCATTGGGTACGTCAAAGATGGATTGAGTCTGCTTATAATAGAACATTCACTGATGCGAGGGGTAATACCAGAATATTTATTCCTAGTCGTATCTATGATAATCCCACTCTAATGGAAATAGACCCCGGATATTTAGATATGTTAGAATCTTTACCAGATGAATTAAGATCAGCTTGGTTAGAGGGTAGTTGGGATACATTTGCCGGACAATATTTTAAAGATTTTAACAGAGATGTTCACGTTGTTGAGCCTTTTAAAATACCAGAAAGTTGGAGAAAGTATAGATGTATTGACTATGGGTATACTAACTACTTTGCTTGTATCTGGTTGGCCCAAGATAACGATGGGAATGTATTTATTTACAGAGAACATTACGAAAAAGAAAAACATTTAGATCATCACATAGCTCGAATATTGGAGCTCTCTGGTGATGAGGATAACTATTTAACTATTGGGGACCCGGCTATGTGGATAAGGAACCCCCAGAATACAAATAGAATGGACGAGAAGATGCCTAGTATGCTTTCTATAGCTGATATAATGCTAATGAAAGGTATACCTATGGTTAAGGCAAATAACGATCGTATAAACGGATGGAATAATATGCGAGAATATTTGCATTGGGAGGGTAATCTAGCTAAGAAAAAACTCACCAAAGCTCCCAGATTATTTGTGTTTGAAAACTGTGACCACTGGATCAGAACTATTCCTAGTCTAAGCCACGATAAATTCAGAGTTGAAGACGTTGATACGAAGATGGAGGACCATTTAGCTGATTGCACTCGTTATGCCCTTTTTCTAATTGGTCGGCCAGATAAACCAAAACCGGCTAAAAACTGGGTTATGAGAGAATTAGAAAAGTTAAATAGTCTAGGAAATGATGGGAACCTCACAGTGTCATAATGAATTAGAAGTAAGTTATTTTTGTACCATTGACCAGAAGTGGAAAAAGTTTCATATTAGTATGGATGAAGTCTCTAAAGATAATGAAGACTTATGGAGATATGAGTTAGATAAGGCTCTACAAGAGATTATCTTTGAAATTGAACGATGTAGCATAAGAGGTGTGATAAACGATGCATTATGGTAAAAAACACAAGAAGAAAAAAAAGAAATCTGCAAAGATGAAAGCGATGGCCAAAAGAGTTGGTAAAGGTGGTTTTCAACCTAATGCCGGAAAGGGTGGCGGTGGCTACTAATGTTGACTCCGGAACAAAAAACGCTGCCTAAGTTTTTACAAGAAAAGATTATGAAAGCTAAGATGAAGAAGAAGTCTAAGTCTAAGATGATGGCAATGAAAAAGAAACTTGGTAAAAAATAGTGGCTGAAGAATTATACCCTATTGGCGGTGAAGATACCCCAGATTATAAACCAGATCAGAATGCAATTGACCGAGTAAAAGAAGTAAAAAGAAAGTTTACTCTAGCTCGAAAGTCAAAACAGAATATTTTAAAGCATTGGAGAGAGGCAGAAGACCTTTACTCTGGAAAACACTGGGGAAACTTTAGGCTGCCAGAATATAAGAATCAAATGACTATTGATATGATTGCTAGTGCAATTGATACAATGATCCCGATTCTATCTACCAGACCTCCCAAAATAGATGTCATTGCATATGGCCAATCAGAAGAGGATAGATTGATAGCTGAAACTATGCAAGGTGTTATGGATGAGCTCTGGACTGTAAGGAGTATGACTGATCTAATGCCAGAGTGGTTATTAGACTTTTTAGTTTATGGTACTGGAGTAGTTAAGGTCCACTTCCGCAATGAGGATGATATGCCAGATTGTGACGTTGTAGACCCTTACGCTTTTTATGTAAATCCCAGTGCTACAAAAATGGAAAATGCTGAATATGTTATTTATGCTGCACCTACTCCAATTCACATTATAAAGGATAAATATGAAGATGGACATTTCGTAAAACCAGAATCTAATCTGGGCCAATTTGAGGCTATGAAATTGTACCAAGAGTATGATCCAAATGACACTAAGAGTAATAAGGCTACACTAAAAACAGATACTGGTGGGCATTTTGTTGTAGATGATGAATCTCAAGCATATAAAGAATTAGAACCAAGGGCACTGCTAATTGAGTGTTATATGAGGGACCCCAAGAACCCTAATAAATTAATGATGACTACAATCGCCAATGGTGTTTTATTATACGATGGCCAATATAAGTATCCATTTTTTAATCGAGACAATGGCTTACCACATCCATTTCCGTTTGTTACACTCAAAAATAACGGCAGTGCTCATTCATTCTGGGGTAAACCAGAGCCAAAAAGATTAAAAGGATTGAATCTGGCACTGGACCAGATAACATCCCAAGTATTAGACAATATTGCATTGACTGCAAACCCAATGTGGGTAGTAGATGAGACATCTCAAGTTACAGACCAGATCACAAATAGACCCGGAAGTATCATTCGTAAAAAGGGACCGGGTGGTGTATCAATGCAAAATCCGGCAAGTGTCCCCGGTTATGTATTTAATTTTTATAATTTGCTTACAGATGCTTTTGAAGTTGTATCTGGTATCAATCCGAGCTCTCAAGGTAGAGGTGACACTAATGTTACTTCTGGAGTACAAGCTCAGATTATGCGACAAGCTGCCACTACTAAAATAGAATTTAAAGCTAGAGTGATTGATCAAGGTATTCAAACACTTGGCCAGATGTGGTTAATGATGTTTCTTAATCTAGGTAATAGAATCCACTGGGTATCAGTAACTGATCCAGATGGAGTATCTGAAATGAGAGATATTATAGGTTCAGCATTCAAAGATCGTAAGATGGCCGTAAGAGCTAAGTCTGGTTCAATGCTACCAGAGAATAGACAGTTCTTAGAAAACAAGATTTTACAACTAGCTCAGATGGGAGCACTTACAGATCAAGAGTACATATTAGAACATATGGAACTTCCCGGCAAGGAACGTCTGTTAAGAAAACTCAAAGAGCAAAAAGAGGCTCAAGCTCAAGCTATGCAAGAGCAACAAGGTATGTCTGATATGGGTGATAACCCAGAGGCAATATTAGAGAACCTAAAAGCTAATCCAGAGTTAGCTCAACAAATGCAAGGTCAATTAGGTGTCGAAGAAAGCATCAATTAATAAAGGCGGTAGACCTAAAACTGGTTGGGGTGATGCAATTCGTAAGCATCCGGCAGTACCAAACGTAATAGATAAGATATTTACGGCTGCAATGGACGATACAGACGATAGACAACCTAATGCTTGGAAACTTCTAATGGACCGAATAGCACCTCAATTAAAGGCTGAAACAGTCACTTTAGATACAAATAGTAGTGTAAAAGGTGTAATTGTTTTACCAGAGAAAAAACCTTTGAAAGTTGCGGAAGAAAAACCTAAAAAAATTCAAGCAAAGGCTTGATAGAAATTGGAATAAACCGGAAACTATAAGGAAAGAAAAATGGAAAATGTAAATACGGCAGCAAACATTAGTAGTGATGAAAAAGCTGCATTAATGGAACAAGGATTTACACCGGCCGATAACTATAAAGAAGTTAAAGGCGAAGAATTATCGATGGCTCCGGCACTTGAACAAAGTGCATCATTGAATGAAGCTGATCAGTCTAAAGAATCGGAGAAACCTATAGACACTCAGCAGACAGAAGAGGTAAAACCCGACAAGTATACTTTCGGGGACAAGGAATATAGTACAGAAGAAATTCTGGCTGCCTTGGATGATCACTCTAATAAGGATAAATGGCAGAAGTCATTTACCGAGAGGGACCAGAAACTCGCAGAACATCGTAAAAACGTAGATACTCAACTTGAAAAGATAAGTGCGATACAACAAGACGAGAAACTGATGAATACCCTCAAGGATTTCCTTGGAGATGATCATCCATTGTTTTCTATACCTAATGTCACCCAAACTAATAGCCAAGTTCAGAACACCGAGATACCAGAGGAAACTCAAGAATACAATTCTAGTTCCGCTATCGAGGAGCTACAAGAGCAGATCAATGTACTACAAGCCGAAAAGGAGCTTGATACTGAAATACTACAGTTACGAAATCAATATCCTCAGATCAATGATGAGTCTATGGATGAGATATTGGAACTTGCAGTAGATAAAGGTATTGAGAATCTTGAGGATGCATACAAGATAGCTCTATATGATGCTGCTGAAACATCAGCTATAAGTAAGGCTCACTCTGCTTTTGAAGAGGCAGAGAAACTTAAAGAGATTCCAGAGTCGGATGGTCGAGCACCGGGAGATAAGGAAGTACCTACTCCCCAGATGGTTGATCGTAATGACTTGAGGAATTTTGTTTTGAAAGAATATGGAGATAGTATCTTCGGTAAGTAGTAAAAAGGAGTAAATAATGGCCTTAGTAGGATCAATTAATTACGACCAATTAGCTCATATTACTAAAAAGCACTATATCCCACAGTTGGTGGACAACATCTTTAAGTCTAATGTAGTCACTTATAGACTCTTAGCAAAATCACAACCAGTAAGTGGTGGTTATAAGATTGTTCAACCAGTTGAGTATGCAAAGTCACCAGACTCTGGTAACGATGCACACGTTGGTTGGTATAAAGGTGATGGGGAAATGGACTTCGGTGGTTCAGACCTCATTAAAAGTGCTGAATATGAATGGTCACAATCGTTTGGAACTGTAACAATTTCTGGTAGAGAAGAGAATATAAACTCTGGACCAGAGGCAGTTTTGGACCTTTTACAAGCAAAAGTTAATAACGTGGGTCGCACAATGAGGGATCAGTTCGCTCAAGCGATTTATTCGGATAACGATCCGGCAGCCGGTTCACCAACAATAAGTCCGAATGCACCAACCGGATTGCAGCACGTAATTAAAGCAGACAGAACTTTAGGTGGTATCAATAGTAATACTGCCGGTAATGAGTTCTGGGATGGTGGACACATTGCAGATGGTTCAGTAGCAACTGGTGGAGCAGAGGGTACAGTATTGACTTTCAGCAACATTAGTAATGCAGCTAAACCAGAGTACATTCAAACACTATTTAGAAATGCCTATAAGGACCTTTCTATTGGTGCTGATGTACCTACAATGATTGTCTGCAATCAAGTAGTTTTCGATGCATACGAATCAACATTAACAGATCAAAAAAGATTTGGTGCTAGTTCACAAACTCTGGCTGATGCCGGATTCCAGAATCTTCTTTACAGAGGTATTCCGGTTGTAGTGGACCAAGCTCTAGACCTTTACGATGCTGCTGATGAGGATGAAGATGGTAACAGACATATGTTCTTCTTGAATGAGAAGTATATGGGTTACAAGCATCACGCTAAAAGGAACTTTTCCTTTGAGGGATATGAGAAACCAGTGGATCGTGACATTCGTGTCGGTAAGATTCTTTGGATGGGAACTCTCTGCTATAGTGCTCCTAGAATGTTAGGAATAGTTGGAGATATGCCAGTATCATATTAACATAGAATATGGGGGGGTTGTTGTCAATCTTTTCATTTGCGGTTTACGATTCCTTTCTCGTATAACAACCCCCCTGGTCAAAGAAAATAAATTATGAAATGGACTGATTTAAAAACAAGGGTATGCAAACCCTTTGGTGGAAATTACAGTAGCGATGCGGAATTATTTTTGGAAGATGCCGAGCGAGATCTCGGCCTTTTTGCTAAGTGCTATAAGCGTACACACGTTACCTTACTTGACGAGCATTCAAATGGCTTTGAATTACCAAGTGATTTTATTGAAATGGACTCACGACCAGATTATGATGGTACTGCTTTAGAACGATATAGCGAAAGACAATATTACTCAAACAAACTATCTGGTAGTCAATTTGATAAAGGTGATCCCCAGATGTATCGTATTGAGGGAAATAGAATGACATTGGTCCCACAACCAACAGATGCAAAACTATTAAGATTTGAGTATGTTGCAATGCCTACAAAAATTGCAAAGAGTGAGGCATACCGAGCTCTAAGATATAAAGAATTAAGTGGCCAATCTTTTAAGGTAGGTGATGTAGTTGAGGGTAGGCTATCAACAAACATTACTACAGTGACTGCTACTGCTAAAGTAGAAAGAGTAGATGAAAGTGGTGATGGTACTGGGGAACTTATATTATCCAGTGTTACTACTCTTGGGTCATATACTGGATTTAGAAATGGAGATACGTTAGTAAGTATATCTCCAGAAGAAGATGCCTATGAGGCTAATACACCATTTGGATTAGGATTCACATTTGATCAATTAATAGCTAATTGGGATACAATTGGTTTAGGTGGTAAAGCTAAGATTGTAGGGACCCAGTTTGCATTACAAGGTGTTAGCAATGGACTAGCTTATGGTAAGACAATTGGTGAATCACCAGTAATACCAGAACCATTTCATTACTTAATGATAGAGTTTGCACAAGCTCGTATCTATGATATGTTGGGGCAAAGTAACGATGCAGATAGACATTACAATCGTTATTTCAGCAATCGAATCGGGGTAGCTGCAATAACTGCTAACCAAGACTTTGGTGGTCCTACAACAGTCGTAGATACATTATGAATTATATAAATATTGATATATTCGGTGGGATTGTAACGAATGCCGATAGTGAGGATATAAGATCAGACATAGGCCAAGACAATATCAACTTCACAATTGATAAGGCCGGAGTTTTAAAGCATACAGATAAATACAGAATAGCAGCAGAATTTAATAATAAGCTCGTTAGTGGTGTTTATTACTGGACTGACTTTTCATTCAATGATCAAAAGTTTATTGTCATTATTGATAAGTCAACAAATTTTCTAGAGCTCTTAAACAACAACCACCAATTACAACCATATCTATATTTTGATAATGTAGATGGTAGTGGTACACAATCAAAGTTAGGAGTGATGAATCAACCATCACTTAAATACAAGGCTCAACATAGTTTTTTATCTACCGGTAACTATGTAAGGATAGCAAGTAAAAAAACAGATGATCCTAAAATTTTACAATACATAGATAATAGAAACTTCTGGGGATTTTGGGAGCAAGGTAAAAACTGGTTTATACAAAAAAAATTAGTAGCTCAAAACACTGAAGTATATGTTGATGCAGATGATGGATTTTTTCTGGACATTGCATATCCCAGACAAGACTATGCAAGAGGTAGATTATTTCTATCTGAAAGTTCTGGAGACATAGACTCTGATTTCACTTGTGAGCCAGTGTGTAGTTCCTCAAAATTTAATGAAACAGTTTTAGTAAGAGATAGTGTTGATGTTACTGGTTCAGAGCTCGTAGGTAACTTAGTTTATGAGAGTGCTACTGTAAATACAAGTTTTGCTACTCACGAATATGCCATAGCTCTGGTTTATGATGGCAATCAAATAGGACCACTATCCAACTCTTCATACACTAGAATAAAAACTGTAAAGCCTCAAAATAGAGCTCGAGCAAGAGGGATGGCAGCACAACTTGTTTTTGAGATGAAAATAGCTACAATGCAAGGATCATCAACAAGTGAGGTTAGAACTTTTATGCAAAACCCCAGAGTTACCGCTATTGCAGTATATAGATCAGTATCTCTAACAAATTTTACAAAGTTAAAATCAAAAACTGCAATGAGGAGAATCGGAACCTATAGAATAGATAGGACTGAAGATGAAATGAAAAGGGTATCTATTAGCTCATCAAATATTCAACTATTAGATGCCCATAAAATGTTAACTATTGATTCACCTCGATTTGCATCAAGTATTGGTGGAAATATTACCAGTACACATTTTAAGTATTTCTGGGATAGCTCTGGTGATGCAGAGCTAGAAGAAAACTCTAGACAAATAACTGCATATGATGATGTTTATGGAGTTTACTCACTAACTACTGCCGGACTTAAAGTACCAGATTATTTAGGCGAATGGGCAATATGTCAAAACTCATCTTCAATTGGTGGAGGTGGAGCCGGAACAATATATAATAGTGGTATTAAAGCAATAGGTGGCGAGATGTGGATCATCGTCCCGGCTGAGTCAACCGATGGTGATAATCATTTTAAAAACTGCATTATACAAGAACAGAACTTAGTATCTAATGCAAAATTTGATGTAATTGTAGAAAGCTATTTTGGTGAACACGTTAAGGCTAATGGGGATAGAGTTTTTTATCACGCTTGTAGATTGGCCGGAAAGTCTTTATGGTTTCATTTTAAAAATACTGGCTTGATTAACGTATGGATTTATAGGACCAACGAACCTATCTACTGGTATCACCATCACGACAACAGTGATGATTCTACTAATAAAACTAAGAGAGCTAGAATACATATATATGATGTAGACCCAATATCATTTGAGGGACATCCTTACCCAGAAGATAAAATAAATCACGGCTATGAAGTGCAGCACTCTTTTATGGGTAGAAAGTTTGCCGGAAATGTGATGCTTAATCTGGGTGATGATGATGAAGAGAGACATCAAAATATGGTCCTATATAGTGAAATAGGACAATTTGATGTTATGCCATCTGCAAATTTTATTGTTATTGCAAATGAATTTGGAGGTGAGATCACTGGTTTTAGTGATATGGGTGCGGACCTATTAATCTTTACTACACATACAATAAACTTTTTAAATATGAGAGGCTCTGATCCGAGCTCTTGGACATTGTCTACAGTGTCAAATAAAATAGGATGTATAGCCTCCGATAGTATAATAAAAGTAAAAGACAGAGTGTTCTTTGCCGGTAATGATAGTTGTTACTATTTATCATCTACTGGTCAATTAGTACCAATCAGTGAACCAATAAATGATATGTACAGAGGTTTATCAGATGAGGCTAGACAAAAGACACAAACTATTTATGATGCAGATAAAGGTATTCTGTACTGGCAATTCGGTTCGTCCTCCACTGTAGATGGTTCAATATTTATTTTTGAATTACATCTAATTAAAGGTGATGTGGCTTGGACCAAAAGAACATTTAACAGACCTATAAGTTTGATAGCTGAAGACTTCAATAATAAACCGGCATATCTATCATCTATTTCTAGGATCGATAACCCCTTGGCGAGATAATGGCAGCATCTTCAAATAGTAATCAAATTGCATTAGCTGCTGATCAAGAGGGACAAGTAAGTGTTTCTGGTACAGTGGTTTTACTAAAAGAAGAGGGCCTCACATTATCCGGTGGTGCAGCAGTAGACTATACAAACTTTGGTAACTACAAAGCATTAAAGGTGACTGATGATAATAACAAGGTACAATACATATGCAGTTTTAAAGGTGTACAAGATGTTGTCAAGTTTGCTATCACAGATTCATCTGGGGTTATAAGAGAATATCCAATTATGCAGCATTCATTTGAAATGAGTGATAGCCTTACACCATTAGCAGATTTCCCAGAAAGAGAGAATGAGGCTCCTTTATATGATGCCTCATTAGGTGGTAGCCAATTAAGGACACAAAGATTTAAAGATACATATCAGACAGAAACAAGCTCATATCAAGATAGAGCTCACCTTGACTATTTAAAAGCAGCAAGAGTAGGAGATACAGTAAGTGTCTCTTTTTATAGAGGTCAAAAGATTAAACTTAAAAGAACTGGTCAATTATTTGATGATGGTAGGTTAGCACAATTAACTGGGGATAGCGACATCTACTCCTATTTAATTGAAAATGTAACTATGCCAAATGATGAACGTGTAGATAGTCAAAAAGTTTATGGCTTAAACGATGTTGGTATGTGGAGTGTTCGACCCGGTTTTAATAAAATACTAAGACAAGCAGTTACAAGTAATAATAAAAAGGCCGTCCAGATATTTATAGATGCACAAGGATTTAGAACTGGTGGGACCAGTGAGCTTGGTTGGAACGCTAATACATTTGGTGATGATTATGGACATATACAAGTTTCATTGTATGATAAAAATTTAAACTTTTTATCAGAGGAATATATAATAATGTCTCCAGACACACCGGGTTTTGATTTGTGTGGTAGGTTCTTAGGTAGCTATGTTACTAATTATACGGCCGACAATGATCAGTTCCCATTATATGTCGATATGGATATTTGGTTTGGTTATGCAAACAAAGAGTATACCAGAGACTTAGATCAGTTCTGGTCCGAACATAGTGATTTTGGAGCTATTGATTCTACTCAACCAGATATACATCTTGGTGAGCTACTCGATGATCCTTGGTGTTTAGATAGACAGTATACTGATGAATGTGATATACAAGCTCATAATGATAATAACCCTTGGAAGTTCTATAGATTTATAGTGGAAACCACTGGTGGTAGTAGTGCATCAACATTTACCACAAAAGTATTTAACCAAGCTATTGCAAATCAAAAAATACAATACACTGGCAATGTTGTAAATCAAACAAATTTTATTGAAAAGTCAACCGATGATCTATCTGGTCTGACAAATAATTATTTTTATAAAACTAAAAAATTTAGAATAAGTAATGGTGATAGGCCAAATATGCTTAGAACTATATCTCTAACGTACCGGTCAAAAAATCCAATTACAGTAAGAATATATACTGACAAAAATCAGCTATCTAGTATCTTAACATTTGATGGCACTGAGGCAAATACTGGGACCATAGAGCTCGTAACTACTACTAAGGTAATTGGGTTACTGGCTAAGACTTTCTCTGTTGGCTTTAGCAATGTTGGCAGTATACCAGAAACTACAGAAATAACAAGAGCGAGTATAGCATATGGCTAAGTATGATGATAAAGATGCTCTGGACCATACATTACATAATTTAGAGCGAGTGACTGAAATGATGCAGTCTGTAAAACAAGATAAAATTAAGACTATGAAGTCAATGCCATCATCTGGGCAAATTAGAAAAGAAGAAATACAAATGCTTGATGATGGGGAGAATGTCAAGATTGTATTTAGAAATACTGATGGTAATCTATTTACTGCACAGTTAACGAAAGAAGAGGATTAAAATGGCCATCGTAGAAACATTATTAGCAGCCAAAGCAGCCGTAGGTGTTGGCAAAGGTGTGATGGATTGGCTTAATGCAAAAAACAAAACATTTAAGAAAACACCAGAAGAACGTAGAGCTCAAGAATCAGCCGGTAGAAGAGCAGCACTTGGTATGGGTGGTGAATCTTTTAGGACCGCAGCTAACACACTTACTTCCCAGAGTCAAGCTGCCTCATCTCAAATAAGAGCTAATGCTTTTGCTGCCGGATTAGAAAACAGTGCAGTCACAAGAGTAGGACAAGCAAAAGTACAAAACCTATCTTCTAATCAATTAGCTGATCTAGCTCTAAAAATTTCTGATAGAAATACACAGTTTCGTGAAAGAGCAGCAACAAGAAAAGAAAATATAGATATGGCTATTGGCCAACGTAGAAGACAGTTTGAAGAGACTCGTAAAGCACAAATGAGAAACGCTGCATTTAACACTGCACTTAGTGCACTTGATCTAGGTATAAAAGGTGCTCAAGCAAAAGAGGCAGTGGCTAATAAAGAGGCATTGGCATCACAAAGTGAAACTGTAAATACTGCATTTACAGAGATCACCGATGATTTTATTTCTGGCAACGATGATCAAGCAATTGAAAAAATTGAGGCACTGGCAGAACTAGAGCTTGATGTTATTGACACCAGTAAGCTGAGTAAAACTTTAATGACTTTTTATAATAAAATGAATCCGACAAAAGAGGGAGGATAGGTATGACTCCACAAGAACGTCAAGCTATGGCTTTAGCAAATAAATTAGAACTAAGAATGTTAGCTGCCTTAATGAAAAATGCAGTTAGAGATAATGATAGAAAAAAGTTATTAGATGCTTTTGAAAGTAAGCTACAAGAAAATGAGGCAGAATTTAAAGCAGTAAATGATCTAATAAAAAATACTGGTGATAAAAGAGTTACTATAAAAAATGAATTATCAACCCTAACTAAAAGAGCAGAGCAAGTATCTGAATTTGTATACACTACAACTGGTGAGGGATCAAACATAAAATATTTTAAAACAAAAACCCCATCACCCAGAGATATACTTTTTACTGATCAAAACAATAAGCCAGTCAAAAAAAGTCTTACTCCAAATAAATATGAATCTAAAGGAGACACATCTGGGTTACCATTAGCATCTGTGAGATTTTCATTTGATGATATTTACATACCAATTAGTAAGGATGTTTACGATGCAGCCGTGTTTGAACGTACGGAATTAAAAGATTTAATTAAAGATAAACAAGCTGAATACAATAGGGTTACTGAGCAACATACAGAACTTTTAGATAGATACGTAAGTGTAAAAGGTAGTGTTGCCGGTACAGACAAAAAGGGAAGATTTGATCAAACCAAACTTGCTGATATGAAAATGAAAGTTGACATTTTAAAAGAACAGTTGGCTAATGATAATATATTTTTAAATCAGTACATAAATAATAAGGACCAATTCTCTGGAGTAGAATACAATGAAGAGAGTGGTGTTTTTATGCCAGTTGATTTCGACAAATGGATGACAGTCCAAGCAGCCGAGGGCGAGATCACTGGATATCAGCCTCCGGCATTTCGCTTTGATCAGCAACAATTAGATTCATTACTACAAGAAAAACAACTTACAAAGGCACAACAAAAGCAACGTGAATTTTCACGAGCTAAAGAAGCACTACAAGGAACAGTTGATGAGTTTAGAGCTAGGCCAATGACAATAAAACCAAGAGCTTGGTGGGCCGTAAATAACGATGAGACAAAGGCAGACTATACATCTAAATATTTAAGAATATTTGGTGGTAAGAAAAAAAACCAAAACACAGATTCTGACGGAACTCCAGTGCAACGAATGGTTGATCCGGGTGTAAAGAATCCAAACTTTCAATCTGATTTTAGTAGAGATATGAATAGGCAAATGCAAGAGGCAATAAAGCCTATGACACAACGTAAAAATCAGAATATGAATCCCGGTGGGTTTAATATGAAAAACTATTTAGATAAATGATACACTGGTTAGAAACACTGTTTGATCAAAAATACTTTCCATTCTATGAATTTATGTGGTTATGTATGTTGGGATTATGGTGGAGTGTTATATCCAGATTAAAAAAAATACAACATAAATTAGATGCCAACACCTAAAGATAGATTGGACCAATTATTTGGTGGCCAAACAATAAAAGAAAAACTGTTTGGTAAAAAAGTAGTTGATCCATTTGAAGAAAAGTTTACTCAACAAGCAAACAATATTATAGAGAAAGTTGCTAGTGGCAATCAGCTTGAGTTACAAGAGTTGATGTTACTACCTCCAGATTTACAAAAAGACCTAACAGATTCGTACCAAAGAAATGATGGTACATTACCTCGTATTCTAAGTGCTACGATGGACACTGAGAGAGCTCGTAGACGTATAAAGAAAAACTTAGAACGTGATCAAGTTAAACTTGATAGGACCACAAGCATAAGGGAGCTATCAAATGCATTCTACGAATTAAAAAAAGAAGAAAGAGCAAAAGAAGAAGATCAATTAACAGAAACTGAAAGAAGTCGTAGAAGAGAAACCAGAAGAAGAAACTTAAAAGAAAATAGGGTAAAACTTATAGATGAGTTTGCCACTGGTAGAAATATGAATATTGAGCAAGAGCTCGATCGGTTTGAAGAAGAGGGTAGTTATAATTATGAGGATGCCTATTTACACTTTGCTGCTAAAAGCAATCACGTTGAGAATTTAAGTTTACCAGACTTTTTTAAGTCAAACCACCCATCCAGATTTTTTAGAGAAAGCATTCCTTTTGTTGGTTCATTCTTAGGTATGAATCGCTTATCAGAATTGTCTGATAAAATAGAGGCCCTAGATGCAGCAGCACCAGATGAATTAAATAGTCCAGAGTATACTGATATGATCCGAGATGTGGCATTGTATTTAGATGCTATGGATAGTGACAAAACATTCTTTTATAAAGTTGCTGATGCTTTCGCCCAGATGAGTGATTATATGATCACTAGGGGTACTGGTAGAGCCTCTCAGCAATGGGCAATTAAGAATCTTTTACCAAGAATACAAAGAGCTACCAAGGTTGCAACGTCATCTGGTTTTAGACAAAAAGTAAAAAAGGTAACTGATACATTAACAGAAGAGGCCGTATTACAAATGAACCCATTGGGTAGGGGTTTAGAAACTAGGGAGACTATAGAAAGACACAAAGTAAGAGGCCAAGAATTACTAGCTATAGAAATAGGCACTGGTGATGATGGGGTAAAATATTTAAAGGAACTTAATTTTAAAGATAGGGACGAAACGTATAGTGCATTTTTAAGTACGTTTGGGTCTGGATTTATTGAGGGCCTAACTGAAAGACTTGGTGGTGCATTTGACTTTATAAAAGTATCAAAAGATAAAAAAGGTATTATAGGTCAAATATTAAATGGTGCATTATTTAAGAGTTTTAAAAAGAAAAATCCAAATGTTGATAATGGTTTTTTATTAGAAGTAATTGAAAAATCAAATCTAAATGGAATACTTCCAGAGATAGCAGAAGAAAGAGTTGCTGATATAGCTATTGGTGCTTTGGGTATTGATCAAGTAGGAATGGAGATTAGACCCGGATTTCAATTATTTAATGATGAGTCAAAAGAATGGGAAACCTCTGTATCTGAACTAATAATACCTAGCCTTGAAGACCTTATGGTTGAGGTAGTTACAATAGCCGGTACTGGAGGCATAGTAAGATATGCTGCTAGTACAAATGATAAGCCATTACCTCCAATGACAATGAAGAGTGAGGTAATAGAAAAAGGATCAGATAAGTTTGTTAGGGAGGCAGTACAAGCCGGTAAAACAAAAGAGGGCAAACCAAGAGGTATAAAAGTAAATGACACATTACTTGCCGTAACAAATAGGAGACTAGAAAAGAATAATTTAAAACCTATTAAGTACAATAGGGTTGGTCCAGTATCTCCTAATTTCTTAAAAGCAGCAAAAGAAAGAGGTGTCAAATCATTACTTCCAGAATTGATGGAGTGGTATAGTAACCCTAGCAATAAAGAATTAGCAGAGTTTGCATCTACTTGGTACGGAGAAAGATTTGACGAAACATTAAATTTATTAGCTGAAACAAACTTTCCAGAATTAAAGGACCAGAACCAGAGAGATTTTTTTACTTTCTTAGTAGGTATAACCAGTCCAAGTCAAGCACCAGAACCTAATTTAAAAAATGCAATCAATGAGTTTATGATTGATAAAGGTTTTCCTAGCGACACTAAGACCAGTGGTGTAGTTACTAACCAGATAAATGTGTTTAAAAAGATAGCTGATCACAAAGGTGGTTTCTCAGCAGCAATGGATTTTTTACAAACCAGAATGACTGGTAAAGAATTAAGAAAAGAGTTATTTGAAATGGGCATTGGAGATTTTAAACGTAATGCCCGATCTGGTAAACTTACTGGGTCCTTACCGGCCGGGTTGACTATAGGTGAAACCTTTTATGCTGCCGAAATGTTTGGTCCTAAAGTTGGAGCTTTTACATTAAATCTATCTGGTGTAAGTGACATACCTACTATTGACTTATGGATGCTAAGAACTGTAAGCAGCCACTTAGGTATACCTTTTGATAATAAGTCACTAGCTCAAGTCAATGCATATGCAAAAAGAAAGCTAGAAAAAGGTGAGACTGATGCTGATTGGTTAGCTCCTCTAAATCTTGTAAGAGCAGATTTTAGAGACAATGGAAATAGAAAAAGAGTAAAAGCATACCGGGAAGTCATAACAGAGGTCCAACAAGAATTTAACAAACAAACTGGCGAAAATTATACTGTTGCCGATATACAAGCTCTGATCTGGTATATGGAAAAGTCAATATTTACAGAAGCCGGAACTGAGGGTAGTAAGGTAAACCTTTCAGATTATTTGACTGTAGCAGAAGAAATGGTAAATTCTGGGAGGGTATTTAATGAACGTACACAGAGAAGTATTAGAACAACTGAGGAACTTGCATCAGAACAAAGGGCTGAAGAGAAGTTATCTAGAGACAATCAAGAGTCTAGCGAGGAACAAGTTCAAGAAGAAACTGGAACCGCTACAAAAAAGACCACTGATAAAGAACCAGATGGGGAGCGACCTAGTGGAGACAATGGTACAAAGGACGTTGATCAAGCACCCGAAAGCAGACCCAGTCTCTTTACGAAACAAGTTCCGCAAGTATTTGAGCTAGGCCCAGAAGAAGTCCCCTCCTTTTACGATGCCCTAGTAAGGCATAGAGAAACCCACGAAGATGGGTACGAAACAAACCTAAAAGATATATCTGATTACCAGAATCCTTATTATGAGGATGATGCTGAGACTATATATGTAGAGCCTACAATTATAATGTCTGAAGATGGTGATGCCGGTGCTGCCTTACTTTTAAAAACCAGAACTCCAGAGGCTAGGCCAGAGGGTGAACCAGAAACAGAAATCGAGATCACCAGTGTATTTGGTAATCACGATGGAGTAACTAGGGATGAGGCTATAAGAGCAGCAATTATCAAAGCTCAGAAGATGGGTGCAGATCAAATCACTACAGAAGTTTTTGATGGTGGTGATGTAGCATTTTTAGAAACATATGGATTTGTCGAGGTAGGCAGAGAAAACTGGGATGATACAAAAGCTCCCCCAGATTGGCGAGAGCAATTTCACAAAAAAGAATTTCCAGATACTAATGGTAAACCCCAGATAGTTCGTATGGAACATAATCCTAAAAAAGCTAGGGAAGATAAAAATCATCCATATGTTGCAAAACTTGGTATGGAGGGATCATTAGAGTTTCGTGAAGAATCTTTATATGGAATGGTCACCAGATACATCAGTAACAAACTTGAGCCACTAAGAAGATTAAGACAAGATATTGAAAAAGAGAAAGGACCACTTAGGTCCCAAGAAGATTTTGAAAGTCAAGGTAGAAGAGCTTATAATATTGCAATTGGAAAATTTGAACGTACTATAGACTGGGCCGATGACTTTATAGATCGTATGGCAAAAGATGGTTTTAGTCTAGATATGTTAGATGAATACCTACACGCTAAACACGCTAAAGAAAGAAATGCTTTAGGCCGTGTTAGAAATAAAGATGTAGAGGCTATAGCCGGGTACAATAAAAAAGGCGAGTTGATGACAGATAAACAAGCCGATGCAATATTAAAAAAATATAAAGATACTATCATTGATAGTTATGCAAATGAGTTTAGAAATAATGTTGTACTTAGAAATATACAAGTACGTTTACAAGGTGGTTTAATTACAGAAGAACAAGCAAGAATTTATAGTGGTGATGCTCCAATAAAACCCGGTAAAAAACCAGAGGACAATATATCATTTAAAAATTATGTACCTCTAAATATAGAGATTGAGGATGATGGGCAAGTTGGTGGAATGTTTTCCAAAATGGGTGTAAAGAATGGTGGATTGCAAGGACCAGAGACACATCGTATAAAAGGTACAGATGCCGAAGTTGCAAGAAAGAGTATTTTCCAAATGGGTATGGAAAACCTACTTATGGGTATGACTCGAGCAGAGACTAACCAGACAAATATTAAGCTGCTAAAAGTTATAAGGGCAATGGATGTATTTGTAAATAAGAATGGTGAAAAAGTGCCTTTGTTTGAAGTAAAAGAAGTAGATAGAAATCTAAGAAAAAACTACGATAGCACTGGTAACCCATTATATATATACTCTAGTCAATTAGCAGATAATCAAATGCTTATGAAAGACGAGGGCATCGAATATATAATAACTATAAATGATGCTAATATGGTAAAGGCATTTCAGAGCTCAAGTGTTTTTGATCAGAGTATGACCCTAAGAATTTTATCTGGTCTTAATAATTTTAGAAAACAATTTATGACTACGTTTAGTTTAAGGTTTACTTTTACAAACGTACAGTCTGACTTACAGTCATCATTTTTAAATCTAGGTGTAACTGATGGTGCAAAATTGGCAGCTAGAACTATGAGCCTTATACCAAAAGCAAATATAAATCTCTGGGGCACAGTATTTCAAAAGCGTAAAGATCGTACCGATACCGAAATGAAAAGATACTATGATGAAATGATTGCTTATGGTGGCAAGATTAGCTTTTTTGACTTTGATGGGTTTGTAGATAAGTACAGAGATTTAGGTCAAAAGATGGAGGCTATGAGTGGTAAAGCCAGAAAAAGAAATCTTTTACAAGTTGCCGGAGATTATATCAAAGGTGTAAACGAAGTTTTTGAGCAGCAGACCAGACTTGCTACTTACGTAGCTGCAAGGCAAGAGGGTTATCCTCCAGAAAAGGCAGCACTTTTAGCAAGGGATGTTACTATTGATTTTAACAAAAAAGGTGAGGCTAATAAGTTAATGGAATCTGCCTATGCTTTTAGTCAAGTTGGTGTAAACAATATATATAAAGTAGGTAGAATGGCTAAAAATAATCCTAAAAAATCTACTGCTTTAGGAACCAGTCTAATGGCTTTAGGATATTATATGGCATCAGTGGCAGATGATCACGATGAAGAAGAAAAAGAAAAGCTCTCTGATTTTCATACTGATCATTATTTTTATTTTCCAAACTTTATATTTGAAAATGCCGAGGGTGATAAACGTGGATTTATACCATTAAGAATGCCTTATGGTTGGGGTATGTTTTCTGGTATGGGTGCAATGCTATATGATATGCATAAAGAATATGAGAATTTATCAGAGGGTGATGAACTAGCACTAGGTCATTGGATAAGCAGAGCAGCAAATATTCTTAGTAGCAATTTTATGCCATTGAGTGGTCCTCCTACTTTCCCGGCTCAAGTAGCAAGAAATATAGCTGAAAATAAAGATGGTATTGGTAGGACCATAAAACCATACAAACCCGATCCGGCTAATAGTGACTTTGAATTACAATATCCAAACACACCTCCTTATTTACGTGATCTGGCACGAGCTCTAGCAAACCTACCAGTAGTAGTTGGCGGTAAAGGTTTAGAGCCAAATGGTGAAACAGATCAATATGGTCGTATATCATACAATGATGGTGGAACAATGGATATGTCCCCAGAAGAATTAGAATATTTTCTTGGTGAATTTTTTGGTGGTGTGTTTACATCGTTCAATAGGTTTGCAACAATGGCTGACGATAGATCACAACCAACAAATTATAACAGAATGTTATCTAAAGCATATGAGGGTATAGACCCCAAGCGTTGGCCATTCTTAGATAAGGTCTGGCAGTATGCACCATCTGTAGATGTTAGAAATAAAAGGCTGCAAGAAATATCACAAAGAGGAAAGGATAATCTTTTAAGTGTAACCGAAAGAAAAGCATTTATGGAAAACCTAAACTCAATGTATAAGGATGGAATGATTGACTACAATGAGTACAACAAATTATTTGATAAAATTATTGAAAGCCAAGGCAAGTTGTTAGCTGCACCAAAAAGTCTAAGAAAGGCAGTAAAAGAAAATGTTACTGAAACTACTGGTGGTTCTGATATCAAATTAAGAGGTGTAAGAACTATTGGTCCAAAGCCTAAAAAAATTAGTAAAAGGACTGATCTACCGGGAGCTCTAGAGATGATGGAAGATGAGCTTAAACGTAGACGATCTGATGACAAGCGTTGACGAAAATTGGAAAAAACGATATAATAGATTATGGCATTAACTGGTAAAGCGGTCTTTGAAACTTATAAAGATTTACTCACTGTAAATAGTGGTGTAGATAATCAAGGTATAGAGCAATCAAGAAAGCAAGTCTCGGATGGAGAGGGTGTTGGTTCCGCACTATTTTTAGGTAGCGATAACCTTGCATTTGGTGGACCAATAATTGGTGATGTAAATATACAAGGAGCTCTCCTAGTAGATGGCTCTACTACTGTTGATTCATTAGTAATTAGAAGTAGTGCAGATGAAAACAATACAATTCTGGAACACTCTAGAAATAATAGTGGGTCTGTAAACCAGACAAGATTAAAAGGTATTGGACGTATCAGTATGAAAGAAAATATTTCTGATAATGATACTTTGGTTATGTCGTTTGTAAATAATCAATTAATTATAAATAACAATATGGACACTAGAGGGACCATAACAATTACTGATGTTAGTACAAATAACACATTAACACTGGACCCAAACAATCAAGATTTAGGTGGCTCTGGAGATACTGGTAAAGTGTCTTTTGCATCCACTGAAGTAAAATTAGCTAAAGGTACTAAAGCCTTGTTTACTGCAAGAGAAGATGGTACGGCTAGAATACAAGAGGTTTCCACCTTTCCCGATACTGGGACCAAGAATGGTGACCTCGTAAACGTAAGCGGTGTATTATACGTAAACGCTTAATAAACAAAAGGACGATAGGAAATGGCATATAAAAAGGTTGTACTTGAGGGTGATGCTACTACTTCTATCTTTACTGGTGCTGCACTACAAACAAGTAGTGAATCATTCAGTGATAGCAATACTGTTCTTATGACGGCTGCCGCTATCCAAGATAGAATACAAGCTCTCTCAACAAACACGAGTGGAACAGTTACCTCTGTAGGCGGTACTGGAACAGTTAGTGGTTTATCACTATCTGGAACAGTTACTAGCTCTGGTAACTTAACATTAGGAGGCACGTTATCTGTTGCTACTTCTAATCTAGCAAATGGTGCGGTCACCAATGCTAAGTTAGCAGATGATGCAGTGACTGCCGGAAAAATAGATACTGGAAACGAGGTTAGTGCATCTACGGATAATTACGTTTTAGCTTGGGATAACACTGCCGGTGAAATGCGGTGGGTGGCCCCAACTACTGGTGACATTACTGCGGTTACGGCCGGAAGTGGTTTGACTGGTGGTGCTACTAGCGGTGCAGCAACATTAAATGTTGGAGCCGGAGATTGTATAGATGTTAGCTTAACCAGTGTATCGGTTGATTTATCAGAGTTACCAGATGGTACTGGTGCAATAGCAAAAACTCAAGATGAATTAGTGTACTTAGATAATGGTACTCAAAAGAGAAAACTCATAAGTGAGATACCTCTAAGTGCATTTGATAATGATTCTGGTTTCGGAACTGGTTCTGGTGATATTACTGCGGTAACAATCACAACAGATACTGGGTCCGGTAGTAAAGCATCTGATACATCTGGAAGTGCAGACTTCTCGATTGTAGGATCAACTGGAATCAGTGTTACTAACTTGTCAAACACAATATCAGTAGCGGTTAACAGTACAGTAGTTAAAACATCTGGAAACCAAAGTATTGGTGGTGTAAAAACTTTTACTGGTAATATGACAGTGCAAGGTGATTTGACAGTTTCTGGATCAACAATAACCACAACAACAGAAACTCTAGAAATTGCTGATAATACATTAGTATTAAACAGTGATCTAAGCGGTTCATCTGTAGATACTGGATTTGTTTTTGAACGTGGTTCATCTGGTGATAATAGAAACTTTCACTGGGATGAGTCTGCCGGTAAGTTCATTACTAATACTAATAGTAGTGTAGCTCTAGGCGGTACATATCAAGCTGATTTTACTAATACAGAAGTAAACAGTAGTTTCTCGAACAGTTCCACAAAAGTACCAGTAGGTCACTTCCAGTGGGATGGTTCAAGTCTTTACGTACGTACATCATAAACGTGAGTAAATACTCTATGAAAACTAAGGGGAGCAGTGCCAAACAATTGTCTGGCACTACCCCCCCTGGTCCGAGCTTGGGAGTAAAGGATACAGATTTCCTCCTAAAGCTAATTTACAAAGCTGACTTCAAGGGCACAGAACTTGAACAAGCTCATTCAACACTAACTAAGGTTGCGGGTATACATAAAAGGAATCTAAATGAAGAGTGATAAACCTACTTTAGTTACAATGAAGTTTAAGCCACAAGAGGTTTTATGGCTTAAAGCAGCATTAGACAATACTACCATAAAAGGTGAGGATAGTTTGGTGTTTGCTGATTTGTATAAAAAGATAACATCAAAGACAGATCAAATAAAACCAGATGGCTTATAAAAAAATAATACTAACAGATAGCTCCGAGCTAACGTCAAAGGCCCCAAAGGCATCTCCTAGTTTTTCTGGAACTATAACGGCTAGTGCCGGAATTAATTTTAATGGTACTAGAACTATAGGAACAGTTAATGGTTCAGACTCATTAACCATTACTCCAGATGCTAATCTTAATTTGGGAACTGGTGCTACCGACCATATTTTTATTGGAGCTAGTGGTAGAAATACTACAGTAGGAGGTAATCTAACTGTAAATGGAAGTACAAGTGGGATCAGTTATAATGATTTGAGTAACACACCTACGATCCCAACTGATACTAATCAGCAGACAACTTGGAATCTAAATGGTGGCAATATTACTACAATCAGTCACGGAGA